GACAACCGTTCCGGAGCCCGACCCGGACGAAGCCCCGATAACCGTGATGCCGTCGATCGTCCCCTGACCGCCATACCCCTGATTGACGCCGGTTGAGCTTGTGAGGCGGATCTTGATCGTGCCGTCCGCGAGGTAGAACTGCGGCAACCGCCCCGCGGAGTCGCAAATCAGCGTCCACGGATGCGCAATGGTTAAAGCCACGTCCTGATAGGACAATTGAACGGTTGTCGTGCCTGCCACATAGAAGTAGAGTTTGCAGCCACTGAGCGGGTTGCCTAGCTGGTCGAACTGCTGCGACAGGCTGTAATTGATCGTACCGGCCGATTGGGCTGGTGAGAGCAGCCCGGCGATAAGCGCGAAGGCGAGGAAGATACGTTTGATCATTGAAGCCTCAATAAAAAGGCGCCCACGAGGAGCGCTGTTGGCATGGTTGGTATTTTGTTGGCTGGTCGTCAGTTACCCTTACGGGCTACTCTTGTTTGTCATCAGCGCGTGCGGGCACTTGACCTTGCAGCGCCTTCAGAAAGTCGGATGGGCTAAGAGAGTTATCCCCCAGCGTATTGACTAGATTTCTCGCCGCCATGCTGAAAGAGGCGATGCGCGGAGTGATCGGGTTCCGAACAAGCTCTTCCTGGCTACGAGCTAATTTTGCAATTGAAGCCGCCTTTGCCGGTTGAGACAAAGCAATCGCCAATGCCCGTCCTCCAATCACCGCCCCGATGGTTGATAGTGGATCTGCAAACAGCCCAGCCCCAATCCCCGCACCGCCAACCTGCTGCCCAGTTCCGGACGGGTTTGAGAATTTCTGAAGCTCCTTGAACCGCGTCGACACCCTGGCGATGTCGTCCAGATGATTTGCCAATTCGGCATTACCGCCAGACCGGAACAGCATTGCTTTGCCCGCATCAGACAGTTTTCCGTAAGAGGTTAGAAATCGCTGAGGGCTGAAACCAGACGACTGCAAGCGCTCCGGGCCCGAGAAATTGGCGGTATCGCGGCCCATCTTGCCGACCACGCCCGAAACAAACTCGTTCCAGTCTTCAGCACCCATGGCCTTGCGTGCTTGGGCCAGCTTTGAGATATCGGCATTGGATTTGCTCGACGCCATTGCCACCATGCGGTCAAAGACTTTTTCGGCCGGGGCGTCCGCGTTAGTTCCAACGATCTTAGCAAGAGATTCGCGACGCTCGGACAACAGCGCGTAATGACGATTTGCCCGATCGAAAGCAATGCTGGCCTTGGCCCCTCCCGCGTTCTGGACTGACGCCTTTAGATCGGCTGTCAGGCCATCATAAATCGCTTTCAGTTCCTTGCCGCTGAGATCGGCCGGCAACATGCTCGGATTGTCTTTTAGCTCCCTGATGTAGCCACGAAGGTCTTTGACGCCTTCATAGTTCAGGCCGGGACGAGATATTGCCTCATCGATGCGCTTCACGACGGCGCTTGCATCCGAGATTCCCGCATTCAAACGTCGGGCTTCGATCTTGCTGGCAGCCTCGGCTGTCTTCTGGAGTGGCGTCAGAACCGTGTTGTCTACAAGCTCGTCCACCTTGCTATAGAGTTTGCTGGAGGTCTCCGCGCTCTTTCCGGTAATGTATCCCTTGATGGAGTCGCGGACAGCCTCACCGGAACCGACAACCGTTCCGCCGCCATATCCTGCAGCAACCTCACCTGCCTTGTCACCGAGTTGACCGATGGTCTTTTCAGCGGCCTTGACCAGTGGATCCCCGGCAAGCGGGATGTTACGCGTGACAGCCGCGGCGCGCTGTACGCCCATGCTATCGGTAGCTACCGCCTTTGGCACCTGTACGGGACTGCCGGTAGCTGACAGTCGGCCTGCTGCGTTCGCCACTTCCTGCCCTTCCGATGCCACCTTGGCAGCGGTCGGAATTGGTATTGCCGGCCGCGCGGTAGGTGCGCCTGCACCAAGCCCAGTCATCAGAATTCGCCCCGAAGACGATAGCACACCCTCGTCCGTATCAGCGGTGCGTGCGAACACCTTGATCTGACCGTCCGCCGGGTCGCGAAGCGCGATGTGTTTTTGAGCATCGGTCGGGACGAGATTGCCGGCCTGATCCTCATAGAGCAGTTGACCGGCGTCGTTTTCAAAGGTCTTTGTTGAGATCAGGTTTTTCTGATGTGCCGCAATGCTCGGGTTTGTTCTCTGTCCGGCCGCTGACCCCTGGTTCATGAAATCCATGGCGATCTTGTAGCTGGATGAAGTTGGGTCGCCTTGCGTTCGCCTCACCGCCTCATTCTCTAGTCCGGTCTGTAGCGCCTTTGCGCTCTGCGGAGCGCCTCCAGTCATATCCGATCGTTCGGCGATTGTTGGCTGTACCGCTTCCGGCGCGGCTTCTGGTTCTACCTGCCCATCAAATTGATCGAAGAAATTACCCTTGGATCGGGCACCGACATCGGTAGATGGTTTGCCAAGCGCCTTATTAAACTTGGCGCCATAGCTGGCAACGGTCGTCCCGAGCACGTCGCGACGGTTCGGATCATTCATCCCGCCTTCGCCAGCAAACCACGCCCTAGCTGCACCTTCAGGGCCATATTTCTCCGCATACTGGCCGAACTTGCCGTTAAAGATTTTGTCCTGGATTTCGGGGCTTGAAATGAACTCTTGCGGCGTAACCCTGCGGCCCAGCACCTCTTCCGACCACGGTCCGACGTTGGCGCTCATCACCTGATACTTGCCGAGCGCGCGGTCCCCGGTGCGGGTTGCCGGACCGATGGCTTTATAATTTCCGCCGCTCTCAACCGAGGAGATCGCGCTGCCATAGTCTGGCGCGCTCGATTGCCCGTCAAACTGATCGAAGAAATTCGCCATTACTGACCGCCCAAGGCTTTCATCGCAGCGCCCTGCCCGTATTTCTGATCAAACTGCGCCGCAAGTTTTGGATTGGCTTTGAGTGCAGCAACCGCGGCCGGCGGATACGAGCCCGCAACCTTGGGCGTTGCGCCTTGTGCCGGCGGCGTTGCGCCCTGCCCCGGATTACCGCTTGGCACCATCTCTCCTGCCGGCCCGAACGTGATCGGCGGTCGGTAAGACTGACCGCCGCCTCCAGCAATGCCAGCAATAGTTGTCTGCCGGTTACGTTGCTTTTGGGCGAGCTCTTCCGGGCCATCACTTGGCTGCGGCAGATATTGGGTATAGGCGTTGTCAAATTCACTTTGGCTGATCGCCGCACCGGATTCCCGTCGAAGTGTGGCGTTGATGAAGTTGCGCGCGGCCTGATCGTAAAGCCGGTATTCCTTGCTCGCCACCCAGTTCGCCGCATCGCTCGGCAAATTCCTTGCTGCGGTGCGGTCCTTCCAACTCTGTGACGCCTTTATCAGAGATGGATCGCGAAGCGTCTTCTCGGCATCGAACATCCGATTGGCATAGCCGGAATCCTTGGATTGGGTTTCGTTCTGCTTGCCGTAGGCGTAGGGGTTGGTTGGGGTATTTTCGACGCCAGTATCGATTGGCGTCGACGTGCCGTCCGGCATAACCCGAATTAGGCTTTCGTTGCCGCTGGGATCCTTGATCCTCTGAATGGTAGGCTTTTCAGAAGATTGCGTGAAGGTTCGATCGGCGTTCTTTTGTGTACGCTGCGCCTCCTGCTGCTTGAATGCAAAATCCCGAGCGTCTGTGGATTGCCGAAACTTGCGATCTTCCATTGTGCCAGCTAGCGCCTGGATACGCGCCGCGCCTTCCACATCACCCGCCCTGGTCAGTCCGAGGATCGCCTTCTGGAAATCAACCGTGCCATCTGGGTTGTTGATATCGGCAAAGGCCTGCTTGCGCGCGGATTCCGTTCGTTGCTTGGCGATCGTGTCACCAAGCCCGGAAAGCATGGTGTAGAAATCAACCTGCGCCATTTATCGACCTCAATAGAACGGCATGGGTCCACCGGACCCGCCAAGAGTCATCGGGCCGCTTGCACCGCCACCAAACGACGGCATGCCAAAGGCCTTCGTCGCAAGGTTGGCGCCGCCCATCAGCGCACCCCAGAAATTGGAACTTGCTTGCTCCTGCGCCATCGTGGCTTCAGCGTCCGCATTGCCGATGCCGGTCTCTGCCCCGTAGCCGTACTTGGCCTTTTCAGAGCCGATGTTGCCCGCAAGGCCTGCTTGCTGCCCATACAATTGGCCCTGACCAGCCGCTGCACTGGTTGCAACGCCGGCATTGCCGGAAAGCGATGACAGAAAATCCTTGTACTTGGTCGAGTCGTAATCGCTGGCAAACTTGATCGTATCGGCCGACGTGTTGCCGCCACCGAGATTACCCCGTGCCGCAGCCCTGCGCTCAAGATCATTGATGCCCATGTCCCGGCCGGCAGAGTACCCCGGCAAGGTCCTATAGAGGTCGCCAGCGCGTCCAATTCCCTCCGCGCCATTGACACCCGTGGCGTCCAGGAACGTGTCATAGCCCTTGCTACCCTTGGCATAGAGGTCAGCAAACGGCACCCGCGCCTGGTCGTAAAGCCCGGATGCAGTGTTGTACCCGGTATCAAGTGCGCCATAGGCCTTGGTCTCACCAGCGCGAAGCCCTGCCTGCTTCTGGCGGGCCGCCTCTTCCTCGTTGTCGGAGGTGAACGGGTCCGTGATCAGGTCAAAAAAGCCCATGATATCAATACCTTAGTTTGCGCCAGGTGTGTATAAGCCCGTGCCTGAATTGTAGATTAGCACTTGCGTGTTGGTTGGCAGCGTTGGCGAAATCGGTTTATTCAGGGCGTACCCTGGTGCATAAATTCCGGTTGTAGAATTGAAAATCAGAACCTGGCCATCAGCCGCATCCGTGACACTCACCGGCTGGCCCAGACTGCGCCTTTCAAGGTCTTTCACATAATCATAGAAAATATCGGTCGGCCGTCCTTGCTCATCGAACCAAGGCATATCGCGCGGCGGTAGTTGCTTTCTCATGCCGCCCTCGGGTTATCTGACTGACTTCCAAACAGGAACCCGGCATACACGGCGTCCGATATGTCCATCCGCCAGCGCCGGCCCAGCCATGACGACCGGCCGGTTTCAGCAACCAGGGAGATCAGCGCGTCCGGCTCGCTTTGTTTTCCGAGCTTTCGTTGCGCCGGACCTGACCAGTTCTGCCCGCCATCATCTGACCATGAAATTTCCACCGTAGGGTCAGTCTGGTCGGGATCGCTGCCATCAGCCCGCCCAACTCCCGTGATGAAGTTGAAATCAGCCCGCCCGACCACCGTCCCATATGGGAAGTTCATTACCGGACCGCTTTCCATGCGCCAGCGAAGAGGACTTCCCACCTCGTCAAACGCCGTGCTGAGGATCTGCTGCACGTTGCCGTTGGCGGTATCCCCACGAAGCCATTTATTGAAGGCGTAAATCGATTGCGTGATCCGGCTGCGGGTCGCGAGGTGGCTGGCCATTTCGTGCCATTTCTCGGTATTGAGGTTGTAGACTCGCGACCAGGTAGCGCTTGAAATCTGAATGAATCCTTGGCCTCGGGAGATATAGGAGCACATTTCCAGCGTCGTCTTGTCGCTCACCGCCTCGACCAGCGCATCGAGATCCGGCGGCGAGATCTTGATCGGATCTCCACCGGAATATTTATAGGTCGCGTTGTCGTCCCCAATCCAGATCGGAACCTTGGAAAACCCGTCCTCAAACCCTGTTACGCAATACGGTCCTGCAATCCCGCGTGGAATGACAAAGTTGCGCGCGAAGGGGAATGGTGAAGTTCCGGCATTGGTCCAGACTTCCGTGGTCTGACTTCCGAACAACAGGAGCTTGTCGCCCCATGCAACACAACGAGTGAGTCCATCCGGCTTAGACTCGGCCTTGCCAAACGACAGCGCGTTGACCGCGGTCGAATTCAGATCGGTGGCGAACGCTCGTCCGTCACCTGTCGTGAACACCCCATAGCCGTCAATCGAACATGTCGAGTTGCAAGCCGGCAGATCAGCATCAGGCCATGAATTGGTGACCGTGGTTGGCGTGAACGTCGCGATGTTGCCATCAGGATCAACAAACCACTTGTCCGGCGTGGTGTTGTTGTTACGGGCGAAGAAGCCTTTCTTGGTCCCGTTCATATTGCCGACGTTGACCGTAGCGCCGCCCGCTGTAGTGAACTTCTCCAGCTTGCCGTCAAAGCCGACATACAGAACGCCTGCAACCTCAATAAAACCCCTACATCCGGTTCTTGCGGTAGTCCCGAAATTCACCGCACCCGGTGCGCGGCGGATGACGGATTTGTTTGGTGCCGTATCTCCAAGCGCCTCGGCATAGCAATTGATCAGCCGGCCGGCGCTTTCCTGCAACTTCGAGCCGGGAGCCGTCGAGAGAGGGACCGGGATAGGTTGCCTCACTGGCCAAGATCCCAATTCCAACGACGTCTTCCGGTTGGAATGCCAGCATCGGTTTTCAGGAACTTGCGAGTTGAAGCCGGCCGGGTCAACGTCCGCAAGGTCTGTTCGGCTTCCTGTGCCAAGGCCTTCAGCTTGATATCGGCAGGAAGGTTGAATTTCGCGGCCGCGGCATTGGCAAGGTACGCCCCAAGCGCAAGAAACGCCGATGACTCGATTGCGCCATCGATTGGCCCGAGCGATCCAACATCGTCGACATAATAAATGCCAAGGCCGTCCAGTTGTTCGATCACGGGGTCAAGAATGGTGTCCATCTTGTTAATGATGGTGGTCGACGGAGCCTGGCCGGGCACGATGATGCCGAGCTGGTCCAGCGCCTCGATGATGAGTTCCTGGCGAGTCTTGGTGGTCATGCGGCTACCTGCTCAGCCTGCGCCGCCTTGGCCTCCAGCACGCCGCCGTAGCGCATATGGAAGTCAAACGGTCCGACGTGGCTTATCTTGTGGTTGACGTTGGCCCAGATTTCACCACCGAAGTCACGCCAGCGGGCGCAGAACGAGACATCCTCCGAAAGCCTTCTGTCGTCTTTCAGGATGCAGTCAAAGGCCCGGATCAGGCGGGTCA